ACAAGGTTGATTGGCGGTCGCTGGCCGCCACGCTCACGTCCATGTCGGAGGACGAGGTCAAGCGTTTGCTGGACGACGAGATGGCAACGCGCCGCCGCATCGGGATCGTGCGCCGCCTGCACCAGCGGTACGCCATGCTGCGTAATGCGCGGGAGCGTGCCGAACTGATGGCGAGGCTGGGCGCATGACGGACGCAGTCAATCCCGACCACTACAAGGTCGGCGGCATCGAGACGATTGACTACCTCCAGGCCAAGCTATCGCCAGAGGAGTTCGCCGGCTACTGCCGCGGCAACGCGCTGAAGTACATGAGCCGCGCCGGGCATAAGGACGCCACGGTGTTAGAGATCGGCAAGGCTATCTGGTATTTGGAGTGCTGGCGGGACAGTCTGGCACAAACAGGAGAAAACCAATGATGATTGAAATCGACGCAGAGACGCTGGACGGCATCGCCCGCGTGTGGCTCAAAGACACGCTGTCCACCTTTGAATGGCTCTCCACCGGTGGCTACGTCCACCCGGACGACGCGAAGACCTACGCAGAGGACATCAAGGCCGTGAAGCGGCTGCTGGCGTACATCGGGGAGTGACTACTTTGGACAGTCCCCATCGCACACACAAGCCCACTTAGAATTGTGGGCTTCGATCTCCTTCACCGTCTCAGCGGTGTCGGTCTTGCTGTCGTAGCTGATCGGCTTGGCTATCCGGCAGTAATCACCAACGAGCGCGGTCGAACCTGTCACGCAGCCGGTCAAGACGAGCGGGATCGTCAGCGTCCATAGCGGCTTCAGCCTTGGCAACATTTGCATCGAGTTGCTCCTGGGCTTCCTGACGCCCTTGCGCCTGCTGCTTGGCGTTTCCCCATTCGGTAAACACCTTGTCAAGCAGCGACAGCAAGAGCGTCAGGAGCTTAATCACGCTTCCGGCTTTTCCATCAAGAACACGGCAGCCAGACCAGCCAGACCAGCAACCGCAGCGGAGATGGCTTCCCACTGCACGTCGGTCAGACCGAACGCCAGCGCGAGGCTGGCGACGCCGGCGTAAGTGCTTGGCTCTTTCAGCCGGTTCACAATCCAAGAAATCATCTTCATATCAATCTCCTTTGGGGTATTGCTTCCACGGTAGTTCCCAATGCGGGCCGTCCTTGAAACTTTCCCAATCACCGCCCCAGGTGATGGGTACGCCTTCATGATCCGCCGCCGCCTTCACCACCTTGGCCAAGCGGTCGTACAGCGGCCAATCCCATGACACGGTGCCACCGATCATTGGCGCCAGATCAACGGCGTGGCCGGTCAGGTGCCGGGAGTTCAGCGTGCGGGTCGCGCCCTGCGCCAGCAACTGCTTCTGCCGGGGCAGCGTCCGAATCCCTTCCAGCACAGTGAAGTCCAAACTGGACATGACGGCTGCGCGGCGAACAACGCGCACCAAGTCAGGATGCACGTCCTGCAAGCGGGCGATAGACCGGGGGCCAAGGGTGATGCTCATTGTGTAACGCCCATGATTTTTCCGTACCGGAAGGTATAATACCACAGAAGGTCAATCATAACCCAGCCTTTTTGCGCTTGTACGTCAGGAAGGCCGCGCCTTCTTGCACGTCCTCGAACACGCTGACCGCCGGGGCAGCGCCGTCGCGCGGCGTGATGACCGTGACCACTGACTGTCCGCTGCGCTGTTCTGCGAACTGGCCCTTGAGCGCGTAGTCGTCGCTCTCCTTGTAGCCTTTGGCGCGCACCAGCGTGTAGCGCCGCCCGCCAGCAAACTCGCCCTGGCCGGTGCCAAAAGTATGCCTGTGAAACGCTGCGTAAATGTCGGCGTGTTCGTCGATCATCGCCGCCCGCTTCAGGCCGTGCAACTCGTTGTACATCGAGTGGCCCTTGAAGTCGTGCCGCGCCCAGACGCGGGTGATACCGCCGCACGGCGAGACCAGTTGCAGCTTGGCGTCCCAATCGCGCATCAGGATGCGCTCGGTGTTCATGCCGTCAAAAATGCGTTTGCCGTAGTTCCACGTGTCATGGTTGCCCAGAATCCACACCAGCCAGTTGACGCCCAGATGCTTCAGCGCCCACTCGACCAATTCCCAGCCTTCTGACACCGTGGCGGATTGTTCGCCGTACAGCCGCTCTAGCTTCCCGACCCAGTTATTAATCGAGTCACCGCCGTTGGCACCGTACAGCCCTTGGGTTTCAGCGCAGATGGTGGCGTCACGCTCGAAGCCGACTAGGTCACAGTACGGATCGTCGAGGTGCGGATCGCCGAACCAGCAGATGGCGTATGGCCCTTTGATCGGTATCCGCACGGTCTGCCATGCTTGCGCCTGTGCGTGCGCGATCCGCAGCGCGTTGCGCTTCTTCATCAACGCCAGCCGCTCTGCGAACGGCAGATCAAACGGCGGCAGTGGGTCTGCCTTGGGCGTGTCGAACGATAGAACAGCGCCTGCCCGCTCTATATGACGGCGGCAGGCATTCTGCACCGCGCTACGGCTCATTTTCAAGGCAAGGGCGGCCATGTTCTGGCTGCCATGCTCGACCGCAGCCGCCGCTATTTTAGCATCTTGTTCTGGGTCAACGTCGAACTGATTGACTGCCATAAGTCACCCTCAGAGCAGTCTTTCAGACCGCGGTGGTTAGCCGATCTTCATCACGATAGTGACCAGCAGCATGATGATCGTACCAGCCACGCCGACGCCGATATTCTCCAAGCGTTTCAGTCGCGCACAGATGCCTTCATAGCGCAGAGCGCATACTTCCTCATGCGTGTTCAGCCGCGCTTCGGTCTGGTCGATGGTCGTCACGTCAGCGCCTCACTGATTATTAGCGTTGGTTGCGTTGCGCGCGGTCTTGCGCCATCACGTTCTGCTGCGCGGTAGGCGACAGAACGTAGAAGCCTGGGCCGCCGGGCTTCACGCCGCTGGCGCTGACCAGCGCGCGGTTTGCTTGGGTACGCGACATCTTGTTCGCCGCGCCACGCGCGGTAGCGCCAGCAGCTTGCGTTGCCAGCAATCCCATTGCGGATTCTGGTGAGTACGACGCGCCGATTCCCACAAACGGAAGTTGCCCACCAAACACGCGGGCGCTGGGGGCCAAGCGCCCCAACTGCGCCAACACATTCTGCGTGACCGTGCCGTTGGCAACTTTTTTAATAAGTTCCTGCGTTGGTTTATCAAACTTCGACATTTTGCGGTCGTTCTTGGCTATGCGGCCAAACTCGTCCCGGAGCGCCCGCGAAAACGATTTTGTGCTGTCTGCTTGGCTAGAAGTTCTGTTGGCGGCGTCAAAAGCGTTTTCTAACGTCTCTGTCTGATATGCCGTTGATCGAACGCTGCGGGCTTGATTAAGAAATGCAGCCGCCGCGGCGGGGTCGCCCGACGTTGTCTGCGCCGGCGTCAGGTTGCTCATGAAGTCGTCGATGACATCATCCAGCGCCTTAACCATAGCGCGTTGTTCGGCGGTGCCGCTCTTGCCGCCCGCTTCGCTGTACGGAAGATCGCGGATCGAACGCCTGAACTTTTCCAGCATATCAAATGATATGGGTTTGCCGGATTTTTTACCGAACAAATCCAACGCTTTGTTGACCAGCGTGTCGGTGTCTGGGTCGTATTTTAGGCTTTGCAATTTTGAAAGCGCAGCGGATTGCAGATCAGCCATCGCGGTTGGCGCGACGTTGACGTTCGCCGCTTCCATCTGTCTGTAGAGATTAGATGATTTGTCTTTTAGTTGGCTGGCCGGAATAGCTTTGGGCGCCGGCGTAGCGGCCTTGTATCCAGCGCCGCCGCCCACTAGACCCAGACCCAGCAGCGCCGCCGGGTTTGTCACATCAAGGAAGTTTGTTGCAATCGACGGTGCGCCTGCCGCACCTGCACCCGCCGCAGTCTGACCGCGGATGTTCTGGCCCATAGCGCGCATGAAGTTCTTGGCTTGGGGTGATGTTGCTTTGTTGGCCAAGGTCTGGAAAGCCTTGGCTTGTCCGCCGCCCGACGCTGCACCGGACAGAACATCGCTGAACACCTGTTCGCCTGGCGTCTCTGGTGCGCGGGTTGCGCCGATGCTTTGGTATCCCTGCTGCATGGCTTCAGACGGTAGCGAGACGCGCTGGCCGCCAAACAGCGGCGCGGCAAGGTTGTAGGCGCTTGTGCCAAGATCACCGAGGCCCAAGGCCAGCACACCGCCCGCAGCACCAAACGGAGCGCCGACGGCGGCAAAAGGCGCACCCGCCATCGCGCCCATGCCCGCGGCAGTCGCGTAGGGCAGCAGCGCGTTGGCGGCAACGCCGGCCACTTGCGTGGCTTTATCCATGCCTGTGCGCGGGGCTTTGGCTTGCGGCGCGGTTACAAACTGAGCGTATGGATTCGGCGCGGTTTCAGGTGCCGGCGAGGGCAAAAACTGAGCGTAAGGGTTTACAGGCTCTTTTGCCATTTACCGACTCCCCAACGCTTTTGCCGCCGCCCCCGCACCAAACACAGAGTCAAACAGTTTGCGTTCCGCCGGCGTGGGATTTTTGCGAAGCATCTGTACAGCGGCAATGGGCGGCGCTGTTGCTGACGTGGTAGGTGGCGGTGGGGGAAATGTTTTTGACTCCAGTCCTTTAAGCCGTTCCATTTTAGTTTTGAGTTGCTTCCACGCCGCCAATCGCGTGTCCGCAGGAACAGACGGGTCTTCCATTTTACCTTTCAACCGCTCAAACACTTTGCGGTCTTCGTTAGATATGCCGGCGCCCAACTTGCCGTCTGGCGCCAACGCCAGCATCAAATCAGCACCAATAACTTCAAGCGCGGCAATGTTTTCCATTCCAGGGGTAGAACCGCCGCCGTATTTCTTTGGTATAAACGCCGTGATGTCCGCGCCCAGTTTTTCCGCACCGCCGCTTGTCGAACCTTCGATAAGTTTGGCCACCGGGTCGTCCCCAGTTTTAAAATCAAAGCCGGTAATGTCCTTAAACTGCTCAACCGTCCGCGCGCGTTCTGCGGCAGTGGCCGCTTGCTGAATGGTTTTAGGCGCGCCAGCAGGCGCGGTTGCGCGGGCGGGACGTTGTCCAGTTTCAAACTGACGCATAGCCGCTGCAACCGCAGGGACTTGCGCGGCAGTGATCGGCGCGTCCATGTCAATGCCGGTCTGCTGGGCAACGTATTTCTTGTAATTGGCAACCGCCGCCGGCGGGTTCTCGCCGCCGGGAGGTGCGTAGCGGCTGATGATCTTGTTGATCGTATTGAAGCCCTTGCCGACGTAATCCTTGGCCAACAGGTTTTCCTGCGCGGCAGCACCCGCCTGCGGCGTGTTGAACGTAGCAAAGCCGCCGCTGGCGCCCGCGTAGCCGGGCTGCGAACGCGCGAACGCGCCGTCGCGGATAGCGCCGGGGTTGGTCTGGAGCGCCGTAGCCACAGGCGTAGCGGCAACCACCCCACCCCCACGGTCGCCACCAACAAGGCCCGGCGGCGTGTAGCCGCCAACTGGGCCGACAGCCGCAGGATAGCCTTGCGAAGTGTTGGGGTCTATGATAACCGCGCCGATCCCTGGCATGTTGACGACCGTTGGCTTGATCGTGACCGCCGCTTCCGAACCGGGGACAACGCGCGACGCACCGCCGCCATACTTAGGTGTGGCAACGATGCGGGTAGTGGTACCAAGATTCTGCGTCGTAAATTCTTCAGTTAGACGATCTTTGCTGTCCAATGATTGAAGCTCGGTTTGTTTTTTCCACTCAGGCCAAAGCGTCGGGTCGCTTGGCATAGAACTTAAAGTTTGGTCAACAATACCTTGGAATTCTGGGCTGTTAAACGACGATTTAAGAAACTGGCCAATTTTAACCGCGTCTTCGGGTGTACGCGATTGCTTTACCCCCTCAGCCGCTAAAGCAAAAAACTCTAGGACAGCTTTCTGTTGCGATGAGAGTGCTTCGTAAGCTGCTTTTTTAACCCTATCCGGCTGCAATTCAGCCTCCCGCGCTGCGCTTGCCCGCGCAATTTCCAACTGCTGCTGCTGCACCGCCATCTGACGTTCAGCAGCACGCTGCTGTGACATCATGTTGATCATCTGCGCGCCCTGCTGGATCGCAGGCGCCAAGAAGTTGCCTTGCGGTGCGCGGGCCTGAAGGGCGATTGCTTGGTTAGCCATTGTCCGTCCTTATCAACCGTATTTCTTGAAAGGTATGGCAGGCATGTACATTGGGGACGCGCCAAGGCCGAACGGGTCGTTTAGTGGAATGGCATACCCAGGAGCGCCGCCGCCGCCGCCGCCGGCGGCCAACGAATTAAAATAATTTGTTTGCGCGCTTAGCAGCGGGTACGACGCCGCCGCTTGACCGATGCTGCTCAACGCGCCGCCCAGCGCGTTGGCGCTGCCGACGTATCCAGACGCGCGGGCCTGCCCGGCACCCAAAATGTTAGCCTGCTGGTTCTGGCTCGACTGACCGACGTTGCCCGTCATGACGTTGGTTGCCGACTGACCAGAACCCATGAGCGACTGAAGCGGGTTTAGACGTGCGCTGCGTTCAATCTGGTAGCGGTTGAAGGCGTTGCCGTACTCTTGGCTGGCGGATTCCTGCCCGAACCGCTGGATGCCCTTCAGCGTGGGGCCTGACTGCAATAGGCCACGGGCTGCGGCTGACCGCTCCAGCGCCTTCATACTTTCCGATTGGCGGAAGGCGTAGCCTGGGTCTTGCTTAAACTGCTCCATGCCGAACGGCTTGGCCAGACTGCCGTAGTCCGCCGCCGATGCGTCGCCGCCGATCCCCAGCAACTGCATGATCTGCTCTTGCGCGGTAAGGCCAGCTTGGCGGAACGGTTCTTGCAGCCCGATCTGGCGCTCCAGCATCCGTTCGTCAGTTGCCCGCGCTTCGCGCGATGCCTCCGCTTGAATGTTGGCAGCCTTCTTGGTTCCACCGGCTGCGATTGCGCCGCTGCCGATTGCGGCTACCCCAGAAATTGCTGCTGCTGCTGCCAAACCCATATTAATGCTCCGTCAATTGCATACGGTAGACTTGGCTGTAATCTAGCGCACCCAAACGCTTATATAACATGGAAAGTCTGGGGCCGGAACCCCGTTGACCGGCTTCCAAAAACACCTCGTCTACACCACGTTTTTTCAAATCTCGCAACGCCGCACGCTGCAATTTTAAGCCAAGACCGGGGAATGTTGGGTCGGCATAAAAGGTTGTGTGCGTAGCTGTCGTCAAGTTTTCAGCCGCCATTGACGGCGCAATGAGCGTCATCAAATAGCCAAACATACGCCCATTGCAGCGGGCGGTCATAATCTGCATGGCCCCTGCGTCATAGATGCGCTGCATCACCCCAAGGTTCTTGTTCTGCCAGTTACCTGGCGGCTCACCAACAGCGACCAGATGGTCGTCAAACAGCTTTGCCGCGCCGTCTAGCCAATCATCAAAAGTTTCTGTTTGGAATGTAATGCCTTCAGGTTCTGCAGGTTTACGGGTGGCCATAGCCGCAAGCGTTTGATGCTTTGCAATGGCAGCTACCTTTTCCAGCGCCGGCGAGTATGCGTGTGCGTACCGCATTAGCGCGGGCATATCTATCTGGATGTTTATCGGCGCCAACCGCGCCCAATGGTTGTGGTCGTGCGCGTGAGGAAGGCAATGTTCAAACGCAGCGGCGCAGGCCGTTTCATTGTTTAGATCATCAAAGTTGACCGAAAGGACGTTAGCACACCGTGCTTCAATCTGGTCTAACTTGCGGTCTAGTTTGATTATGGTCTGTTCAAGCACGGCGCGGTCAAAGGTCAACCCCGGCAGACGCATCAAGCTATCTACCACTTCACTGACCGGGCGGCGCACGATCAAGATGCGCGCGCCGGGTGCAAAACGATCTAGCAGACGCCACCACGGCGCGGCGGTTGTCTCTGCGGTGCCGATGTTAGGCTGTGAAAACCACGCCGTCACGTCATCAAGACTGCGTGCGCGGCGTAGTTCTTCATGCCCGCACACCCAATCTCCATACGTCAAAAACCGCGACAGCCACGCCGTGCGCGATCTAGGCAATGCAAGGACAACGAATGGTGGCATTAGCTAATCTCACGTCCTGACGCGCGGATGTTGATCGTCAGCGGCGCGGACGCCAGCGTTGAGATGAACCCGTTCGAGTTCAGGATGTGGCCCACCAGTTCCGGGAACGTGTAGGTTTCGGACGGCTGGAGCGTCTTGGTCTTTACGATCAGGTTCTGTGTGCCGGAGGTGTCGGCTGCCGTCACCAGGTTGACGCTGATCGACGCCGCAACCGCGCCGTAGTTGGTGGCCGTGAACTTGTCGATGATCGCGGTCACGTTGGTCGCAGTGTATTGCGTGGACTGCGCGTCTTCGGCGACCTTGGCCGGGATCAGGGCTTTGGCGGTAACAGACATGGCCTATCCTTATACTGCTTCGGCTTCTAGATTGATGTCCGCCGACGCCAAAATGGTGGTGGTGCTAACGCGCCGGATGCCGACATTGATCGTCGCGTATTTAAGGGTAGTGGTGCTGACCAGCCAGTTGCGTGTCGTTGTCAGCGCCAGCCAAGTGTCGGTGGCCGAACTGCCGGCGCTCAAAGACCCCGACACCAGGCTGGCGTACACTTCGTAGTTGGCTGCTTGGGCCGCCGGGACGCACCAAGCGTACAGCAGTGTGGCCCCGCCGCCGTTGACGATCTGGAACGCATTGCCGCTGCTGTTAAGCTGGTACTGGGCCGACGCGGTAAGCCCAATGTTGATTCCCGTAATCGTTGCAGGGTTGACCGTGATGGTCACGGCAGACGCCGCCCCACCCGACGTACCTAGCAAAGACAGTATCGCGCCGCTCATCAGGTCAACCCCGCGCCAGTGATGGCCCACACGGTTGATGCAACCTTGACGCACGTCGCCAAGCCGTAGTTGGCCAGCGCCCGAGTGCCGGTGTTGGTCGTGCCAGCCTGCCGCAGCGTGTCGGTCGTGATGGCAATGTTCTGGCTGCTGCCGCTGTTGTTGTAAATGACAACCGTTGCGCCAATCGGGAACGCCGCTGCGCTGTTGGCCGGGATCGTGATGCCACCGGTGGTGATCGAGATGTGCTTGCCGTTGTCCGTCAGCGCCAGTTGATAGGCCGCCGTCTGGGCGTTCTGCGGTGCGCCGCGGTAGCCGATGCTCTCAGCGCCGACCGTGCCGGTGGCCACAAGCACCACATCCTGTTTTAGCGATGTGATGTCGGTGTTTGCCCCACTTGCCGCCGCGCCAAGGGCGGTGCGCGCGTTGGCAGCCGTGGTTGAGCCTGTGCCGCCATTAGCCACGGCAACAACGCCGGTGACGTTGGACGCAGTGCCGGTAGTGTTGCCGTTGAAAGTCACGCCCGACCCGATGGTGCCGCCGGTGATGGCCACAGCGTTGGCGTTCTGGAACGCCAGCGACCCAATCGTGGCAATGTTGTCCACTGACCAGATCAAAGCGTCAGCCGAATCGGTCAGCACAACCTTGTACGAGGTGCCGGTGGTATACCAGATGTTGGCCTCGCCACGGGAGTCCAAGATCACCGGGTTGGTGTTGGCCACCGTGCCGGCGCCGGTCGTGTAGGTCGCCAGTGGTGTGGTCGTGCCGGCGGCGTAGGTGTAGACCTTGCCGCCAACCAACGGCGCACCAGAGGCGTCCAGAAACTGCGCTTTGGGTGAAGGGGAAAGGACGGTCATGCTAGTAGCTCCCATCTGAGCTAATGTTGTTGGTCACGGTGAGCGCGACCGAAGGAACGGACGGGTAAAACCCAGAGGCGGCAAATGTCTGCAACTGAACACCCGTGCTGTCAGCCGCCCACATCAGTTCAAAATAATCTCCGGCGTTCATTTCTAGCAAAAAAGTCTTCGTAACAACAGCCGCAAAATCAAGAACTTTGGTTCGCACCTGGCTGGTGGTGGCGGTCACGTCCGTGCCGTTCTTGCGAAGCCACACCCACAGCAGTTGGTCTGTCAACGCAGTGGTGTTGACCTGAACGGAAAACTGGATGTTGTAGGTGGCCAGCGTGTCGGCGTAGATGCGCGATGTTGGCGTGCCAATGGTAATGCCTTGGCTTGTCCGTGTCGTGTTGAACGTCATGGCGTAGGCAGTGTTGATAGCTGCTGCCGTCTGCGTGGTGGTGTCGTAGAACGATCCGTAGCGGCGGCGCGGCAACTGCGGTGTGTATGGCGGCGCTACGGACAGGTTCTGGATTTCAGTCTGCAACACCGCCGCCAGCGACGTGGCGTCGCCGTCAGGGCCAAGTTGCAAGTCTTGCAACGTGAAGTCGTTCTGGCCGCTGCCGGTCAACCGGAACAGGCTTTCAAAAAACCTGAACCATTCGCGGCTGACCAACCCTGTGTTTGGTTCAACCATTGGCACACGCGGCGGCGTGATGTTGGTGATGTTGACAGCGTTAGGCATTGGTGCCGCTTATCATCAGTTCGGCGTCGATGATCACCATCTTGACCGGGTCGGTGCCTGACAACTCGTACACGCGGTCGCGCAGTTTCATCGTCATGCCCAGGCGGCGCCAAACGGCGCGCTGGCCGTAGGCACCGATTCGGCCAATGGATTTCCAATGCTCGTTCGACCATGTGTGGCCGCCGTCGTCCGACCAGCGCAGCATGGCCTGGGGATCGGCGCCCTGCACGGTCGGCGTGTCTGTGGAAACTTCGATGTCGTCGCCTGATTCCGTAATGAGAAAGTCGCCGCTTTCGGTCAGCAGCAAACCAAAAACGTCAAACGGGTCATTGCCTGACAGGCCCACGCCGGACTCAAACATGATCTGAAGGCTGTGCTGCGCCGTGCGCTTCAGGTTGTTTTGGCCGGTTGGCAACGCCCGCCACGACCGCAGCCACTTCTGCGGCGTGCCGTTGTCGGCGTAGGTCGTCAGGTCAAATGTGTAGATGTTGGCGTTCAAGTGATCGCCGATGACAATGTTGCCAAGGAAGTTGCATTGGTTGTCGCCGCGATGGCGCGAGAACACGCCTTCGTTGAAATAGGCCCGCTCATGCCAAGCCCCGGTGGCAACATCCAGAACCCACGTCGTGTTGCCAGACGGGAAGTTCAGAACGTAGAAAGCGTGGCCGTCCTGCTGGTAGGTATAAGCCACCGCGTCGGACATATTGCTGTACTGCTGGATTTGCCACTCGACTGCGTGCGTGGACACGCGCTGGCCAACGTAGCCGTTTGCCCGGTAGACGATACCCTGACCGCGCGCGTCAGCACCCAGCCAAAACACGCCGTTGTCCACCTTGGCAATAGAGTAGGGCGCAACGCAGCCGATCTCGTTGAACGCACCTTGGATGCGGGCCAGCGGAAAGTCTGCCGTGCCGGCGTTGTACCAGACTTCGGCGCTGTCCGTGCCGAACACCCAGACTTCGCGGTGGTCAACAATCAGGCCGACGATGCCGTCTGGCGATCCTTCGGCGCTGACAAAATCCAGCGGGTCGATCTGCGTGCCGTCAAGCAGGCTGGTGACGTACAGCCGCTGGCTGTTGGGCGGGTTAAACACGAAGTAGCCGTCGAGATAGCCGACCGTCACCGCGCCGGGGAAGTCAGGATCGGTGACTTGCACGAACGTGTTGGTGGATTCGGTGTAGACGAAGGCGTCAGGGTTGCACGCAAAGATGATCTGGTCGCCGTTGTCGGCGATGGACACCGGCCCGGTGCCATTGACTGACCCCAGCAGCACCGGCGTGCCGGTCAGCGAGGACAGTTTGTAGACCTCGTTGCCCGACACGACGAAGAAGTCAGTGCCTTGCGTCTGGTGCGCCCACAGCCCGCGGATCGGCCCGGTGCCAACGGCTTGCTGTAGCTTCAGCCCAGGCGCGCGGTTGAGGAACGCAGGCATCTGCCCACCTTCTGGCACAACCTCTGGAAAGAGATTGACCATGCGCGCGTCCGCAGCGTTGATGCTGCGGGCGACATAGCTTGAGCCAAGGATGGGCGACTTCATACCGGTTATGCGCTCCAGGGCAGCGGCGGGCTTACGACAGGCGGGTTGGTCTGCCCAGCGATCTGTTGAGCAACATTGGCTTCGTAGGCGGCAACCGGCTCATCACCCAGCGCGCTTTTGACCCAGCCAACCACCTGATCTTGCGTCAAATCATCGTAGGACGTGAACGGTGCATCGGGGTCAACCGTTACACCGACAGAGCCATATGCGCTGCCGGTGTGGGTGCCATCCGTGCCGGTCAGCGTCCAGTGGACGGTGAAGACCACATCGGTCTTGCCGTCACGTTCGGGATAGGCGTCCATCTGGACAACGGCCCAAGTGTTGAGGGTCATGATTCAGTTTCCTTTATGCGTTTGCGATGGTGGTTATCGTACCGGACGAGCCGCGGTATTTAAGCGCGCCACCTTCAACATAGAGTTGCCCCATGCCCGCAGGCGACGTTGTGGGCGCAGTACCGTTGGCAATGCCAATTACAGTCGCGGCGGAAGTTCCGAAGGTGCTTGTTCCGATCCCGACGTTGCCTGCGCTATTGATACGCATACGCTCAGTCAGTGTGCCGGTCGTTTGCGCTGCTGAACTGAACACCATTGACATCCGCCCACCAGCCGCAGTGTCGGAAATTGCGTCGATAGCGCCTTGAACTTTCGGCCCTGCGTCTGATATATCGGCAGAATAAAAACTTAAACGCCCCCAAGGCAAGGTTGTCGAATAATCGCTGGCGACTGTGGTGGTAGAAATCCGCATTTCTGTCGGCGTTGGCGAAGCTGAACCTGTGGCGTTTGAAACTTCCAGATTAACTGCTGGCGCAGTCGTCCCGATACCGACGTTGCCGCTGCTGTTGATCCGCATGGCTTCCGTGCCGCCTTCGCTAAACGCGATGGTATCCGCAGCAGGCGACCACATACCGGTGTTGAGGTCACCAGTGAAGGTGTACGACGGCGTCGCGGCTGCGCCAAGGCCGTTAGCAATGTACGGTATGGTGTTTGCGTTCAGAATATTGTTGATCGCCGTGCGCTTGGTGGCGCCGCCCTGCACGACCGGCAATTCCTCAGTGCCAGCCAGCGGGACTGTAACTGCGGGAAGTTGAGAGATTTTGACGTTAGCCATCGTCAGTAGTTCCCTGCGAAGATGTTGAACCGCTGACGGGTCGCCACGATGCTGTACGGCATGGACATGATGTCGTCAGGGTTGTTGATGCGCTTCAAGTTGCGCTTGCTGGTCATGGCGATTCGCTGCACCTGTGGGCTTGGTTCGACGCCAAACTCTGGCGCCATCTCGCAAGCCAGATTGTAGCGGAACGCCCGCAGATAGCCCGGCGGAAACGTCAGTTCGGTTGCCAGCAGCGCGGGCTTGGTCAGTTCTTCGACAGAGATGAAGTGCCACTCCAGCGCGCGAGTAGGCCGCGGGTAGATGTACATCTCGATGTCGGGGAACGTCATGTTAACAAAGATCACTTGCGGGAACGTCGATGTCACGGTCTTAACCGCGATCCCGTTGTACTGCTGCTGGTTGATGAATTTGATGCCGTAGCTGATGCCGGTGCTGGCGTCGCGGAAGTAGGTGCTGTCGTCCAGCAGCACGGGGCGATTGCCGACAAAGTCGCCGGTTGGCCCCAGTGTGCGCGACAGCAGGCCCGCAGGCCATGTGAACACCTGATCCTGCGTAGCGAAGACCGACAGCCGTTCTGTATTCCAGCTATCGATCATCTGGTTCATAGCGGCCAGCGCGTCTTGCGACGTTTCGGCTGACGGCGTTTCACCTTCAGCCAGGACACCCAAAAGCCGCAGTGACCCGTTGATGATGTCGCCGGCGCTGGTCATTGGTCAGTCTTCCTGCTTTGCGCGGGGGCGTCCGCGCCGCTTTGGTGCCGCCATCTCGTTGACGATCTCATCCTCGTCATCGTCCGTCACCACAGATGACGTGACCACATCATAGCGTTCCCAGCCATCCATTGCATCCAAAATCGCTTCTTCGTTGGAGATCGCAACCTTGGCGCCGTGCGCCGGGTGAACCATGTAAATGACGGCCATAGAAAATCCTTAAAATGGGCGGCCCGAAGGCCGCCCACTTCGTTAGACGCAGTGGATCAGCGCAAAGTTGATCACGATTGCTTCCGACAGCGAACCGCCGGAAATGTTACGCAAGGTGATGCTAACCGAACCGGCTGACAGCGCGTTTGCAAACACGTTGTACGAGCCAGGGGTGGTCTGACCGCCAGAGATGGTAAGGATCACGGTGTCGTTGGCCGAGATAAAGCTGTTGTTCAGCGTGAACGTGACGTTGGTGGCCGTGGCCAACGAAGCGTTGTTCATGGTGATCACGCCAGCCGACTTGTTCAGCGTCACTGCCGTGCTTTTGCTGGTCAACTGCGTGACGGTGCCTTGCGCGGCGGCAGTGTAACCAAGCTGTTCGTCAGACAGCAAAAACTGCGCGCCGACGATGTCCTGATCGCTGAAGGCAACGCCGATGGGTTTGGTGTTAGCCATTGTTTGTCTCCTGAAAAGGTAGCCCCGGCCCGAAGGCCAGGGCAAACCTCTATTAAGCAACGCGGTACAGCGTCCAAGCGCCGTCAGCGGACTTGCGGGCAAGCAAGGCTGCGCCGGTCGTGACCGGGATGGTCATAGTCAGCGAACCCGACACAGTCCAGCCGGTGCCAGCGGCGATAACCGCAGTGCCAGTTGACGTACCGAGGTTAACCACGCGGAACATGAAGGACGTGCCGACCTTGTCTGAGTTGGACAGGACAGCTTCCAACTGCGCCACGGTCGGCAGCGTGTAGGTCTGCGTGGTGGTGACGCCGCTGTTGGCCAAGATCACGCCGTTCAGCACTTGGGCTGCGGTCAGAGTAGCCGTCGCCGTGATGGAGACCGGAAGCGAAATTGCGTCGATGAGCGGTTCGTCCAAGTTGCCAGTGCCAACCTGATAACCACCGCCGCCATTGGGGAGAGCCATTGTATAATCCTTTCAAAAGAAGTTGGCCCCCGGCGAACCGGGGGCCGGTTTCAGGTTAGCCCCAGACGCGGCAAGCCATCTGCGGACGGATCGTGCTGAAGCCGTACAAAACGTCAATACGGCAGGGCATACGGTCGTTGTTGATGTCGTACTGACGAACGATACGCAAGCTGATGCCGTTATGCACCTGACGCGACGCCATATCGACGCCCTGCGGCAGCAGAAGGTCGGCGGTGGCGAAGGTGATGGCGTCCTTGTGGTACACCAGGTTCTGCGCGTACTGGGTGCCAGCAGCACCAACGAACACGACCGCCTGCGAAGTAGCCGGCAGCGTGTTCACAGTGGCCAGCGCGTTGGTAGCCGAGTAGATTGGCGCAACGGTGATGTTGCCTTCGCCAGAGCTACCCAACGTGACGTTGGCCAGCGCGACGAACTGGAACAGCGAACCGGTGCTTTCACGGGTCTGCGGGTTCACAGCAAAGCAGTTGTTCACGGTGAACACGTCACCGGCGCGAACGGTGTTCGCGTTGCCAGCGCCGGTGATGGCGATGGTGGTGGCACCTTCAGCCGTGACAGCCGCCGAGGTCGTGCCGCCGGTGGCGGTACGGGTGCCGGTGGTGAACTGCTTGATGGACTGCGACATATTGATTTCTTCGAAACCAAGCACGCCCGTACCCATCATGCCGTTCTTGAACTGCTTGCTGATGGTGTCGGTCGGGTTGAACAAACCCTTCATGCCTTCAACCAGGCCAGCGTTGGCAGCCGGGTTGACCGTCGCGTAGCGCGGCGACATCACGGCAGCGTTCTCGTTCAGCTTCTGCTGGGCCTGAAGCAGAACCAGCGAAGTGGACGGGGTGGTGCCGGGGGTGCCGACCGTGTTGCCGATGGTGGCAAAGGAGTTGGCCACGTCAGCGTCGATGCTGGAGGCAAGCTGCGAGATACGCGGCTTCAGCACGCGCTCTGCGAAGTCGTCCAACTGCATGGTCAGTTCGGCGGTCGTAAAGTTCACGCCGATGTGCTTTTGGTTGGCAACGGTCAGCGTGGTGAACTGCTCGTTGTCATCCTGCACCTGAAGGGCAGCGCCGTCAGTGACCAGAGCGCGGTCGGGCAGACGGATACGCAGGGTCGAACCGATCTTGGCGCCTTCGACAGCGAAG